CTAAAAATATATTTTTATAATGGCAAGTAAGATTAAAATAGACTACTCTCAGTTTAAAGCTTCTGGAGTTTATACATTGGAGTTTGACGCTTCCCAAAATGTTATACTAACATCTCAAACAATCCGTCTAGTTGTAGGATTCTCTAATATTGGTCCTTTCAATACTCCGGTTTATATACCGGATGCTACGACAATGATCGCTATATTTGGGGATATAGATAGATCCTTAGAAAATAAGGGATCTTTCTTTCACAGATCGGTTTTTACTTGTTTGAGCCAGGGACCTGTTTTTGCGTTGAATCTTCTTAGATTAAATGATGACGTATCAAGTGCATCCCCAGATGAGGTTACATATAAATCCTTTTCCTTAGATACAGAACAATACAACGGTGTAGTAACGCCAAGATTATATTCTTCGTATTATAATAAAGAGAGATTCTGGTTTCCGGATCCTGAATATTTTTTAGCTACGTTAAGTGTGGCAGATCAGGGTAAACTATTTAGTCTGACTAATTTAGGAAAAAGTCCAATAAGTATAATTTCCAGAAAATCTACTGATTCTATATTTCCTTTGTTAGGGTTTAATGTTTTTGCAGCAGATTGGTATGGAATAAATAACGTTCCTTCCTTTATGCATCCTTATGATTATATTTCAGATTATTTTATTGATGTAATTGCAGTATCAGGGGACTGGACTAATTATCAAGCTTTATCAGTAGATCCTCAATGGAGCTCTTATTTTACTAATAATGGATTTGTAAAAAGTCAAATTGATAATTTTTTAGCTAATCAAAATGTAAATATAGTAACTTCTGTTACTGGATGTATCATACCTGATTTTGTAGATCTAAATGGTAATAACCAATATATACAAACTTTAGTAAATCAAAATACACCTTCTACAGGTTTATTCTGTGCTATCGACGAACAAGCATTTGATGATATTTGTAATAGCCCATATAAAATAGATTTAGTAGGAAATCACCTAATAGATGAACTTTCAGGAGATAGAGATCTTGCAACACCTAGAATTAAATTTCTAAGCTATGACCAAGTACTAGTAGCAGATTACCTTTACACACAAAATGTTATTGGGGTTACTGGATCGGCTGCTTTTCCTCCTATTACACCAGCAGGTGCAACAGTTTTCACTACGGGAGCTAAAGTTGGTACATTATTTACTTTAAATCCAGGGGTTACCGGAGCAACTGCGGGTATTATTAATCAGTCTTTTGCTGCTTATAATTCTAATCTATTTGATGGAGGATTACATTATCTACAAACATCAGGAACTACAGGAGCAACGGGTGGTATATCCTCAGCTTCTCAAAAAACTTTGTTAAAAGAATTTTTAACAGTAACAGATTCAAGTGATCAGAAATTTATATTAGGGGTAGTACAGGGAATCGCAGGTTTAACCGGAGGATTAATTAGTCAATACCAAGAAGGAGATTTAGTTAAACTTAAAGTTTCAGGAACTACTGAAGTAGGAAGCGAATTAAGAATATTATTTAGTCATCCTTTAGATATATCTTCATACAGAGCTCAAGGAATAAGCGTAAGCCCAACATATAATCTAACTTCTTATAATACAGGGGCTTCTGGAAGTAATAGACCTTTCTACACAGATGCTTATCAATTTGGTAATTCAGATTATCTAGATATCCAAAGTATACCTACACCTAATGGAGTGACAGGACCTAATGCACCTCTTGGGGTTTCTGATGTGTTAGTAGGATATAATGCTTCAGATCTATATGTAGATAATAAATACAATGAAATCAGTGATGGTGACCTTATATGGTTAAACGATGATGGATCTTCTTTACAATATGTAGGTTTCCAACAAACAGTAGATAGAGATCAATTCAATCTGGTTTATACTAGAGCATTTACTAATGTTTCTAGAAATAATACTACAATTACAGATATAGCTACTTTCGGAGGAGGAGTAAATCCTTCTTATGCTTCTGATAATTCAGGATTACCTGTATCTGATCAAAAAATCGATATAATTTCACAAGCAGGAGGAATATCAGAATTTGTAAATGCAACCCAGATAAGTCCTACCACATTTAATGTTGTAGAGGATTCTAATGGTAATGTACCTTTCTCTGTAGGTGATTTAATAGTATCTACAGATTTAGATATATGTGTACCCCCTACAGGAAATCAGCAACAAAGACTTGCTAAAATTGTCACAGTAGCTTCAACTACATCTTCTGGGGTTTATAGAGTTGTATGTGCAAGACCAGTTCTTTACTATTCTGGAATAGGAACTGAAAGAGTACAGAAATTTAAATCTATTCCTGAATTTACTACATCTTTTGATTTTACATACCTTTCAGGATTTACAATGAAAGAATCACATAGACCTAATGGAACAGATGCTAGAGTTTCTGAGATCTTAGATGTTATGTTTGATACAAATATAGCTAAGACATTAGCAGCTAAAGATATAATTAGTTTTAGATATATCGTAGATACTTTCTCTGGACAGATTCTACCTAATTCTAAACGTCAATTGAGTTTACTTGCTAAAAATAGACAGCAAGCAATGGCATTAATTAATGCACCTTCAATTGCCCAATTTAGAAATAGTACAGACCCTAGATTTACAGATGCACCTACTGCAGTTAACCCGTATCCAGCTTTACAAATTAGATATATTGCAGATGGAGGTAATCTATCTCTGAATCCATCTTACACATTTAGTTTACCTAATGAAGATGATGGATCTAAATTCTGCGGATTCTTCTCTCCTTATATTACAATTAGAGAATCTAATAGAAATATAAATGTACCACCGGCAGCATTTGTTTCCAACAACTATGTTAGAAAATTTGCAGCAGGAGAACCTTATTCTATAGTTGCAGGACAAAAAAGAGGGGTTCTTTCAGGAGGTACTATAGTAGGTGTAGAATATGATTTTACAGATGAAGATAGAGGAAACTTAGAACCATTCGGTATAAATCCTATAATAAAAAGAACAGGGGTAGGAGTTGTAATATTTGGTAACCAAACAGCTTACCAAACAGTAAATTCAGCATTTAACCTTTTACACGTAAGAGATTTATTAATCTCTGTAGAGAGCGATGTTCAAACTATTCTTTCTAATTACTTATTTGATTTTAACGAAGATTCTATTAGACTTGAAATCAAGACATTGGTAGATAATTATTTGGATGGAGTTCAATCAGGAGGAGGAATCTACGCTTACCAAACTATCATGGATACTTCTAACAATACCCCAGCTATCATAGATATGAATATGGGAGTTATAGATGTTATCATAGAACCAGCAAGAGGTATACAGAAATTTATAAATAGAATTACGGTAACAAGAACTGGAGGTATTGCTTCCGGAGGATTCTCCCAATTCGTTTAAAATCCTTAAATTTTAATAAAAAATAAAAAGCCATCAGTTTACTGATGGCTTTTTGTATTCCCATTTTATATTTCCCATATCCCATATTCGATAATATCCTCTCCCGTACATTATTTCGGATTCTGTTTTGTTTGGATCATATCCTTCTTTTATTAATTTATCTTTTCTGAAATTAAATCTATTAAATCTTAAATTTCCCTTTACCCAATAATAGTTTGGATCTGTTGTATTTTTTTTGATAAATCCTATTTTTTCGTAAAGATTACCGGTATTCCATGAATTATTTTGATATGATAAAACTTTATTTGGTAAATATTTATTTATGAAATATTTAAAAATTTTAGATGCTCCTCCTATTACATTAATTCCTAATTTATTACAGAATCTTAATAATTCATATTCCCCTATTATTTTATTTTTACCCAAAGATTTTCTATATGATCCAAATGACATAATCGAAACTAATTCACTATTATAATATAGACCTATTTTTATAGACGACGGAACATATCCTTGTATATGATTATCTATTAAAAATTTTTTTTCTACACTTCCTGATATTTCCATTATTTTACATTTTCTTGCGTATATTTTATTATTTTGATTCAATAAAGATTTTATCCTACTTTTTATTATTTCTTTTTTTTGCTCCCAATCATCTTCCCATACTACTATTAAATTTATAGATTTATCAGATAATAATTTTTTTTTAGATAAACAATCTTTTTTTTCTTTAAATATTTCGCTATGATAATAAATCCCATTGAATTCAAATGCCATCATTAAATCTGGCAAATATATATCAATTTCTTTACCCCCTAGTATTTTTCTATCATTTTTTATTATACTACCTTTGTATATAGATTCTATAAAATGGAAAAGTTCGATTTCCCCTTTGGATGTAGATCTTAATAAAGGATTACATGTTAAACATGGGTTTTCTTGTATTTTTATTTTTTTATTGAAAAACGAAATCGAAAATTCACTTTTATTATTACATTTATTACAATTAATAATAACTTTTTGGTTTTTTGAATATTCAATAATCTCAATAGGAATTTTATTATTTATTATTTTTTCTTTCCTGGCTATTTTATTATTTTCTATTATTTTATTTGATATTTTTTCTCTATTTTCCGGGACCTTTAACCAATTAGTTTCCCCGAATTTTAAAAGATTAGTTTCTTTTATTTTATTTTTTATTTCTTTACTTTTAAACGGATTATCAACCCCATATTTTTCATTAAATGTATTTTTTATATCATTTTTAAATTTATCAGTTTTAAATAAATGATCTACTCCATATTTTTCAGTATAATATTTTTTTACTGATTCTATATTTTTTCTCGTTGAGCATTTTTTAGATCCACAAGTTTTGTTATAACCTTTAGTAAAATTTCTCCATAATAAAGGATCACCGCATGTGCATAATTCTATAACTTCTTCATTTATAATAAATTTTAATCTTTGCAAAATAGTTGGATTTCTATAATATTTTTCTATATCAATAGATTTTAAAAATATCATTTCTTTTATTTCTTGATTTTTTTCTAAAAATCTAGAAATAAAATTAGTTTTAATTTCTCCTTTTTTAATTGAATTATTTAAATCCTCTATAGTTTTCATATTCCTTATGCTGGTTTTATAATATATATCATAATTTATAATATGTTTCCTATATTTTTTTTTAATAGCATATTGATATATATGAAAATATGTAATTTTTGATTTTTTATAAAGTCGGATAAATATACTAAAAAACATTATGGCAGGATTACCACATTTCTCAAATTCTCAGGCTTCTTTAAATAAGTACGAGCCTGTTTACCTTAACCAGTTTGAGGCCCAAATAACTTGTCCCAATGGTGTAGGCGGAGGAAATATATTGATAGAGCACGTAACTAAAGTTAGTGGTTTATCTGTAGATAAGAACCCGGGATTAGCTACCCAGAAATATAAGTTTGCTAAAAGAAACTATGCAGGAGCTAAACCTTCTGAAACCACAATGAACATTAGTATTTCATTTACTGTCAATTTAAATGATGCTAACTCTATGTATATTTTTAAAACCCTAAGACAATGGTCAGATTTGATCTACAATCCTCTTACAGGAGCTATGGGTCTTAAAAAAGATTACACAGGAAATATTTTAATTTCTATCTTTAATAAACAAGGTGATGTTTATCGTAGAATTAATTGTAAAGATGTTTTCCCTTTAAAAGCTCTTCCTGAAATGGGATTGAACTACACAGACGAGGGAATATATACAATTAACGATATGGAATTTGCCGTTGATTATTGGGATGATTTATTTTTATAATTTTTAAATTAATATGGCTGGACTTCCACATTTTAGTAACTCAACAGCTTCTAGGAATAACTATGAACCTGTTTACCTTAACCAATTTGAGGTTATTATAAATCCGCCTGCAGGTATTCCTCTTGCGGCTCAGAGATTTAAAGGAGAGGGTATATTAGCTCAAGGGATAAAGAGTCTTTCCGGCTTAGCTGTTGATATTTCTCCTTCCGCAACTATAGATCAAAACTATAAATTTGCTACTAGAAGATATGCAGGGGGAGAACCATCTACTACAGATATGACAGTATCTATGGAATTTGAAGTTAACTTAAATCCAGAAAGCAATTCTATGGAGGTTTACAAAATTCTAAGACAATGGTCAGATTTAATCTATAATCCTCTTACCGGAGCTATGGGTATTAAAAAAGATTATGTGGGATCAATGGTTATCTCTATATTTAATAAAAGAGGAGATGTCTTTAGAAGAGTATCTATTCCTTCGTGTTTTCCTTCAGAAGCTATTCCTGCAATGGACTTAGATTATGAACAAGCAAATAATTATAGTATATCCCTTTCATGGATATGCGACTACTGGTCAGATACGTTTTTATAATATAAAAAAATATTTTGAAAAAAGAGACATAAATTTGTCTCTTTTTTTGTGTTTTGTTATATAATATAAATAACATAAACTATGGATAATTTATTAGGTATATCACCGGAAGAATTACTAAGATCTAAGGAGTTAATGGGAGGATTAGAATATGATCCTATCGTACCTCCTGCGATAAATCAAACCCCTACAGAGGAGGCTTTGGAACCAAAAGAGGAAATAAAAGAATCCCCTGTAGCTGAAGAACAAAAAGAAGAAATAAAACCACAACCGGTTGTTATTCCACAAAGAGAAGAAACCAAAATACCGGTACAGGAAGCTAAAAAAGATGCGGTCTTTGAAGTCAATTGGAAAAATTTACCTATTCACCTTTTACCCTCAAAAGGATTATTTTACCCGGAAGGCACAAGAATGGCAATAAGACCTTCTGATGTTAAAGAAATAAGACATTTTTCGACTATAGATGAAGACGATTCAGTAGACATAGAAAGAAAACTTTCTTTCATTCTAGAAAGATGTCTAAGAATAGATTTTCCAGGACAAGGTGTTGTTAGCTATAAAGATCTTAAACAAGAAGACAGATTCTATATAATAATGGCAATCAGGGATCTTACTTTTTTAAGAGGGGAAAATTCTTTAATGCTTACCCCTAATAGAAAATGCGGAAATACTAAAGATTGTAAAGCTATAGAGGGATTTGAATTGAGATCTGGTAATCTTTCTTCTTATGAACTAGAGGAAGAAATATTAAAAAGATACAATCCTGAAACCAGATCTTTTATTTTTACTTTAAAGGCGGAAGAAAAATCTTTTGAGATATTTGTTCCTAGTATAGGGGTTACCCAATCCCTTTCCGATTTTGTTTCTATATGTTCTAAAAGAAATATAGAAATAGAAGATGGATTTTTAGAAATAGCACCGTTTATTATACCCGAATGGAGAGGCTTAGATTTTGAAGGTGTATTATTTTTAATGAGAAAAACATCTGCTGAATGGACTAAAAAAGAATTTAGTTTACTTTATCAGATATCAGAAAAAATCAAAATAGGAACTAAAACAGAAGCAAAACAAAAATGTCAAGCATGCGGTGAGGGGGAGGTCACCGCAGATATTACCTTTCCCGGCGGGATCAGATCTCTTTTCCTTATTTCAGATATCTTTAGAGAATTACTTTGATATAAAATTTAGACTCTGGAGAGAACATGGAATAGATCCTGTTTTTTTAGAAAATCTTCCTTTCTATGAATATCAATTATGGATAGAAAAAATAAATCAATCTATTGAAATAGAGTCTCAGGAAGATATGGAATCTAAAGGATTCAAACAAGTATTTAGCCTTAAGAAATAGATATTTTTATTTCTTGATATATAGAGCATGGATCTAAATAAAAAACTCATAGATCAATTATCCGATCTAAGCAGAAACATAAAGTCTCTTACCTCTGAGGTGAAAGAGAATAAAAATGCGGTTTCTGCAGAGAATGCTAATTCCCAAAAAGAACCGGCAAAAGAAGATCCAGGTAAAAAAGAACCGGTAGAAGACCAGAATAAAAAATTCTTAAAATCTCTAGAAGATATATTTAAGAAAGGAATAGGTGAAATAACTAAATCTAACAAAGAATCTAATAGTATTCTAAAAGATGTAGTAGGATCTAAAGAAAAAGGTCTTGGTTCTCCGTTGGTTTCTTCAGCTCCTTTAAAAGATAAATCTATTGAAGGAATAACATCTAATATAAAAACACCCAAAGGGGTTGCCGAATTATTAGGAAAAATCCCCAAATTTGCTGCTGGGGGAGTTATGGATGAAACTGGATTAGCTTTAGTTGGTGAAAAAGGCCCGGAGATAGTTAAATTGGATAAAGGCGACGAGGTTATACCCAATAAAAAATCATCAAATAGGGACGATAAGATGAGTCAGCTTTTAGCCTTTGAAGTTGAGGATGCAAATAAAAAAAAATCCGAAATAAAAACTGCAGATCAAAATCTTTCTTCCCCTGCTAAGAAATCTTTAAATGAAAATTCTACTCTTGATGAGGTTAAAGCAAAATTAATGCAGGAGGATCCTGTACGTTATAGTTTAGATCCTGATTCTCTAGAAGAAGATGCAGAATATGAGCTTAGCGAGCTAAAAGAAAAAAGAGAAACATTTACCCAAGAGGATATACAGAAACTATCTCCCCCTGTAAAAGATTCAAATCCGGTGTTATTGGAAGAAAAAAAAGAAGAAGAATCTAAAAGAGACCAAAGAAAAAAAGAAAAGGAGGAAAAAAGAAAATCCAAAGAAGAATCCAAAAAAACAAAAGATTTATTAAATCCGGGAAAAAACGCAAATAAAGAGGGAGAGGAAAAAGAAAAATCTTCTCTGTTGGATAAAGGTAAAAATTTCCTAAAAGGAAAAGACATATTAACCGGAAAAACTTCTTTAAAAGACATAGCAAAAAACCCAGCTTCTCTCCTTGGGGATAAAAGCCAGCTAATGGGTAAAGGTGTAGGAGCTGCTACTTCTCTACTCTCCAACAAAGAACTAAGGGGAAAGGGAATGGAAAAATTGAAAGGACTTAAAAAAGAAAAAGAAGAAGAAAAATCTTCTATTACCACCGAATCCCCTGAACTTAAAAAAGTTAAGGCAGAGGCTCCAAAAGAAGAAGAAAAAAAACAGGAGGAAAAAAAAGAGCCAAAAAAAGAAATAACACAAACTGAATCTAAAGCTGTTACCCCTGAAAAAGAATCCCCTAAAACTGAATCCCCTAAACCAGGATCGGCATCCCCGGGAAAAACTTCTACTGATATGGGATCTGCAGATATGGCGGATATAAAATCCCTATTAGGTAGAATGGTATCTCTCCTAGAAGGTCCGCTTTCTATAGAAACTATGGATTCTCCTTTTAGACCAGATTCAAGAAGATTCTAATTTCCCCAATTTTATTTTTTTACTACGAAAAAATACATATATTTATTCCGTATGAATAAAAACTATGTAGAAAAGAACAGAGAAGAATCTATTCCCGATTATTTAAAAAGTAATCCTGACCTAATCTTCTTAGAATATTATGCCATAAAAAAAGATTCTATAGAATTTAACATAGATAAAGAATCCAAAGAGACTAAATCGGATCTCATATATCTAAGAATGGCTAATACCTGGGGATCTTCTTCCCATTGCAAAAGAATGAAAGTAGGATGTCTTGTCGTTAAAGATAAATCTATAATATCTGATGGATATAACGGTCCTCCTTCCGGGTTTCCCAATATATGTGAAAGCGAAGAAATGGTTACTCTCCCTTATGTTTTACACGCAGAAGCAAATGCAATAACAAAGCTGGCTAAAAGTACACAGAGCTCTATAGGATCTACTATGTATGTTACATTATCCCCTTGTTTTGAATGTGCTAAGCTAATAATACAATCGGGAATAAAAAGAATAGTTTTCTGTGAAGTTTACAGAAATACTGATCCCCTAATTTTTCTATCCGAGGGAGGAATAGAAATAACCAGAATAGGTAATAAATACTTATCTGAAATCTAATAATTTTTTAAATCACGTAAATAATAAAAAGTAAATTTTACTATGCAAAGACAAAACAACATCCAATTTTTAGCTGAATCTTTCATCGAATCTAAAAGTTCTAAATGTTTTAAAACCTTATATGAGAGGCTAAAGCCAGGAATAACTAACCATTGTTACTTAATACTTAAGAGTCAAGAACTTGCAGAAGATGCTTTTTCTAATACGATGACAAAGATATGGCTGAAGATACATCAATACGATAAAGACAGAGCAAATTTTTCGACATGGACTTATAATATTGCTAGGAATGAATCCCTACTAATCTTAAAAACAGGAAAGAGATTTTTTTCCCATAGCGACGAAGAAATGGAATATTTTTCTAGCAAATCTACGCTGGGAGATTTAGGAGGACAATACCTTATGGAAGAAGATCCTACTTATTCTTTTCTCTTCGAAGATAATACTATAGACAGTGTTTATGAATCCGTATTAGAAGAGATAAGAGAATTACCTGAAATATACAGAGAGATAATGGTAGATAGGGAAATAAACGGTATGAAATATAAAGATATTGCAGAAAAATACGGTTTAAAGAAAAGATCTATTGCTACTCGAATAAGAAGAGCTAGAGCTAGAATTAGAAAAAAAATGGACCCGAAACAAACCATCAAGAAAAAGGTAAAATAAATATGTTCAGATTATTAAAAGTAATAAAAGAAATTAGGCTTTATCGGGAATATCGAAAGATTATTCGAAAGGAAGAGCTCGATTCTCCTAGATGGGCTAAAGCAAAGCTTAGGAGAGATTGGGTTTATAGGATTTATACCGTTATAAATTTACCTCCCCAAGTTACTATGTCTCCCGATTTTCCGGAAGAATCAAAGCCTTCTTTTGTTATATCTGAACTTAAACCAATAAACGAATACCTAAAATATCTTAACCTGGAAGAGCTTTTAACTATGTCAATTAAGCCTATAGAAGAAACCCAAAATAATTCCTGGTTAATAGTTTATCAATTTTTATTTAGACAGCTAAGCTGGATTTGGATTTTATCTTTTCTTTTTCAAATTACCCTTATTATTCTTTTGCTGGTTTATTGGTCTTTTCTTATTAATTTGTTTTAATGATATTTACGAGAAATCAAGAATATGATGCTAGACTTCTGGAATATAAAAAAGATCTAGATACTAAATTAGCTTTTTTTAAAAGTGATAATTTTAAATTCGAAGAAGAAGCTCACGTTTACACTTATTCAGGGAAAAAGTTCGATTCGGTTACTACTTTATTAAAAGTATTTAAAAAACCTTTTGATAGCGAATATTGGCTTAAATACAAAGCAAAAGAAAGAGGTGTAGATCCTTCGGTTATCTCTGATGAATGGAAGGAAAAATCCGAAACGTCTATGGATCTAGGAACTAAGGTTCATAAATTTATAGAAGATTTTTTAAGCGGATTAGATCCTGAATTAAATGAAGATGAGGATCCTATTTATAAAGCTAGAATTCATAAATTTATTCATATCTATGAAAATAGACTTAAATATCTTTTGCCTTTAGAATCTGAGTTAAGAATATTTTGTAGAAAATGGAGATTAGCAGGAACGATAGATCAACCTTTCCTTTATTTTGATCCAGAATTTCCCAATCCGTTTATATTGATAGGGGATTGGAAAACAAATGGAATGTTTACACATGACGATCACCCAAAAGGAAAATATAATAAATTACTTAGACCTTTTAACGGGCTTTACCAAAATCACTTAAATGAATACTCTATTCAGATAAGCATGTATAGATTAATGCTATACGAAGAATTAGGTATAGAAACCCAAGATGGATTTCTTTGTCATATTGGACCTGATAGCCCAGCAAAACTTTATAAATGTAAAGATTTAAGAGAACCTTTAAAAGTTTATTTAGATAACAATAGAATGGATTTAGATATTTTCGAAATCTAAATGAAACATTTTTAATATATTCTGTATAATTTAAAAATAAAAATAAAAATAAAATGATGACTAAAAAAGAATCTACTCCTTTAAATTCTAACAATCTACCTGGTGGATCTTCTCAAATTGATTTCAATGAAACAGAATTGAATGTTTCGGTAGATCAAGAATTAGTTAATTCTGTAGAAAAAGAATTAGACGACAAAAGAAAAGAAAATAGAGAAAAACTATATGCTATCTCTATGAGCGAATCTCTATTGAAAAGATATCAAAATTTTATGACCGAAGAAGCTGAATGGAATTCTACCGAAGCTTTAGGTGTTGTTGAAGTTAATAAACAGATACAAAAAATAAAATCTGAAAAAATTAAGGATAATGTTATTTATATGGGAGCTCTTCCTGTAGAAGCAACCCATTATTTTTTAAATAAAGTTAAAGGTAAAGGTCTAATCGAAGCTAGCAATTTTATAGAATTGTATAGATCTTTTGACCAGGCACTTAATGACGTTAAAAGTGATAACCAAATCTTGCAAGATTTGGAAAAGAAACTTGCAGCTGCAATGCAAGGGATATCTTTAGGTTAATTTTCTCTTTTATAATTCAATCAAGCCAAGGAGTTTTCTTCTTGGCTTTTTTAATGGCATAAGGATAGATATATATAAAAAAAATAAATTATGAAAACAATAGAAAAAATTAAAAATTACTCATGGGCAATTACTTTAATCCTAGTTCTTTTTATGTTATTTAGACAATGTGGGGTTAATAGGGATATAGATAGAATGGAAAAATCGGTAAAGTCCATAAATAATAAAGTAGATTCTTTAGTAATACCTACGAAAGAAGACATAAGAAAAGAAATGAATGAAACCATGTTTAATTTTCTCATTTATGAAGATGATTTCGACAAAGGGAAAGCTTCTCTTTCTGATATAAAATCTAAAATTAATACTCCAAAATAATTTTATGAAAATAAATGAAAAGGTCCATATTTTCTATAGGGTAATATATACTTGGAAGAAAAAAATTAAGGAAAGAAATTTATGAAAAAAAATAAAATTATAAAATGGTCGATCGTATTGGTATTTATATCCCTGTATATAATTACAAGCATTGTGTCTACGATTCACGTTATTGATTTTTTTAGGTTAAGTAATCCCAATTGGCTTGCTATCTCTATAGCTATAGCTTTTGAAATAGGTGCAGCAGCTTCTTTAGCTTCTATAATAGTAATGGATAAGATGAATAAATTTATAGTTTGGTCGTTATTCTTTATATTGACTGCAATGCAAGCTATAGGAAATACTTATTTTGCGTATACCCATTTATCCGATTTTAGTCAATGGAGTGAATTGTTTGGATTATCCGAAGAAGAACCTGTATTCCAAAAAAGAATTCTTTCGGTAATAAGCGGGGCTATTCTCCCTTTGGTTTCTCTAGGATTTATAAAAGCTTTGGTTGACTACATTCGTCCTGATTCGACTAAAGAAAAAACAGAAGAGAAAATAGGGGAAATACAGGGGGAAGAAAAAATAGAAGAATTTACTGAATCCATTGAATCTAAAGAAGAAGAAATCGGGGAAGAAAAAATAGAGAATATAGATAATACTAACAAATCTAGAAGATTAAAAGATACTGTCTATTATGATCTGGATCCAACTAAAATAACTTAAGTAATGGCAGATCCAAATGACGAAATATTAAATATAGACGGAGGAAATTCTTTAAGCCAGGGTTCTGAAATCAACGGAGGGAATTCCCAATACCCTTTAAGCCCTCAACCGTCTGGTGCTACTGGAGGATTTTTAACTGCATATGCTAATATTGCTTTACAAAAGAAAGATCTCAAAAGAATAGATGCAACTTTTAGGAGATTTAACGATCAACCGAAAGTTAGATTTATAAAAGAATATTATTCGGTAACAAGGAAAGAAGAGACTATGGATAAAGTTTCTCTTGCAGAATTTTTCCATCCCTTACAATCTTTCTCTGAATATCAAAAACAAACAGTTGTAATTGACCCTTTAACTACAATAAATCTAGACCCTTCTTCTTTTTATTCTACCGAGGGAGAAGTTTCCCTGGTAGTAGTTAAAGCTGAATACCTACCAGAAGCAGACCCTAATGAAAAGATGATATTCTGGGACTACGGGAATACACCTAGAAAAATAATGGGATCTATTATGATATTATCAGGATCGATAAAGGATGGATCCGTTTGGCACGGATGGGATATAGATCCTTTTTCAGATTATGCTCATACTTCAAATCCTGACATAAACGAAGGAGGAATATCTTTTACTAATCCTACAGAAAAGACCGTAAAATTAATAATTTTAACAGCTAACTAATGGCAACTAGACCTATAACATGTCCATATGACGAAGCTTCTGGATTTAGATTTAACAGAGGGTATTTAGTTCTAGATACCCCAACTACTAACTACCCAGAAAAATTTATAAGGTTTGATGATATGTTTGAAGAAATAACATCATATTCCAAGCTTAGAATAAATCTAACCCCTTTATCTTGTTATCTGTTAAGCCAAACTGACATCTCTGATAATGAAGGGTTTGTTTCTTTTATACTGGTAAAATCTACATTCCCTGATAACACTTTAGAAACCAGAAAATACCTAAGCTGGGAATACCAGGGAGGAATTTATAATATGGGAAAAATTATGGTTTTAAGCGGATTAAACATCACAGATTTTTCTTCCGAGCCTGCGGGGTGGAATATATCCCAGCCAGGTACAGTGTACAGTGACGGAGGGATAATATTCTGTAATCCGCATTCCGACATTACAATTAAATTAGAAATTCTTGTTGCAAGATAATAAATTGTAATTTTTTTATTTTCAAAAAGATATATAGATCACAACTTAAATAGACAAAAATGGATTTCGTAAATCAAATTAAAAAATTAAAAGATCTAACAAAATCTCCAAAAGTTAGAGAATTATGCGAAAGCTACCTTAACGGAGGTATGAAAATGGATCCAGAATCTTTTTTTAATAACATTAATGAAGAGGATTCTAATTTTTCAGATAATATAAAAGAACACGTAGATGCTATAAAAAATGAGCAATCCGAAATATCTAGAAGATCCGCTCAATCATTAATGGAATCTTGGGGAGGTATAAAAAATACTAGTTTAGGGAATAGCGGAACTTTTATTAATAATAGTCCTAGCAATTCTTTAAACGAATCACTAATAGACCAATTAGATGATTTATCTTTAGTAGACGGAAGTGCTAGATCTTTTAGAGAACTACAAAAACTTAATAACCTAGGTATTCTAGAATCTTTAGAATTTTTAAAAACTAAAGCTGTTTATTCTTACCCACAAACTAAAATTGTTTGTGAACAATTCAGAAGCTTAGTTGAAGACAAAGGGGTTAAAGAATTTCTATTAGCAGAATCCTACGTAAATGAACTTTCTAAGATCGGATGGGATTCTGATGTTAAAGATGTTATAGAAACGATTTCAGAGAAAGTAAAAAAATACTCTAGAGAAATTGAGGTTTCTAAAGTCTTAGAAGGATTAAGAAATGGAGGAAGCTATAACTTTTATTCAGATTTAGCTGATATTTTAAATTCTTGGCTAGTTACTGAAAGTAAATCTACTGATCTTTTATTAAAGCAAATAAAAAGATGGGAATTTAATCCATTGATTAGAAACCTATCAAACTCTATAAAAATTAATGAATCTAAAAATAGTGGATATTTAAATCTTCCTAGAGTTAGCCAAGGCGAATCTAGGGTAGAATCTTTATTCTCCCCTGTATTAATCGAAGAAGGAAGAACAGTATTTCCATTAGGCGGAGATTTATTTTCTGCTGGATATACAGGATTTAGCAAACTTAGCGAATCCGAAATTAAAAAAACAGTTCCTAAATCTTATTTATCCTTATTATCTATTTGTTCAAAGCCAAACGTGAGAATAGACGAGAACGGAGCTTATATCTCTATAGGAAAAAATACGGTAAAAATAATAGAAGAAGGAACTAAAAATTCTGTTTATTTAGGTAAAAGCAAATTAAATTTTAGAAACAGTGTAGATCTTGCAAAAATTGTAGGTATTGAAGTTACCTCTAATTTAGGAATGCTGGAGAGCACTTTAGTTAATGACGTCATTACTATTTATGAGAATTACGATAATATAGTAGAACTTGATTTTGCAAAATCTATAGTTTCTAATATCTACGAAGGAGTTTCTGTTAATCTTATCAAATGGGAAAATCAAATTTATCTTCAAAAGATAAATGAATCAATGAGAGAAAAATCCCTTTATAAAGTAAATGGAGCCCAAGCAGTTAAAGTAGTTAAAGATTATTTGAGATATGATATATCAGAAGGTCTAACTGAATTTTTGGAAGGAGATTACAAAAGAAAATCTATTATGATGAATGACAGAAATGAAATTCTAAATAACATTACCATAATAGAATCTGAAATAGATAAAATAGAAACATTTTTTGGAACTAAACCTGAATTAAAAGAAAGCGAAGAATTAAAAACTGCTCATTATAGTTTATGTAAAGAATTATCAACTCTTAGAGAAAAATGGAATCATTTAAATATCGAAATAGAAAGGGTTGAAGATAATTTAGTAGAAATAGATGATGATATTTTCGAAGATGAAAAATTTAAAATAGGAGATTTTGTTAAAGTTAAAGAATCCGGGGAAACTGGAAAAGTTTTATCTATAGATGGAAGTTCAGGAAGATATACTATTTTATTAGATAGTGGAAAAACTACTGACCATACAATAGGTGAGATTTCAGATTTAGAAGAATCTTTAAATAAAGCTGCAGAAGACAACGAAAGGGATTCAGAGGATTCTGAAGAAGATGGAGAAGAAGGAGTAAAAGAAGCAAGAAAAGTATCTAAAAGTGAACTTAATTCTCAAAGAGAATATTTAGGAAAATTTAAAGAAGGACATGGATTTTCTAGTGCACCGGGAAAGAAAGAGAAAATAGGGTTTGAAGTTAAAAATTCTACTTTGGATATAGACCACAATCATGGATACAATACAACTCTTAACGAAGAAGAGTTGCTAAAAAAAAAGTAGATCGCAACTTTTATTTTGCTCCCTTTTTTAAAAACCAAAAAGAGACAAAAGAAAAATTTGACCAGGATTTATCTAAATTCATGTCAAAAGCACCAAAAGAAGCTTCAGAAAAAAACGAAGAAGACGAAGGTGAAGAAAAAAGAAAATAAGTAAAAGGGGATCTTCGGATTCCCTTTTTTTTTAATCGAAATCATTTTATTTTTATCCACTAAGATATACATAACAAAAAACAAAAATGGCGAAAATATATGTCAAAAACAAAGACCTTCTAGCAGAGTTTAAAGCATCTAAGGAGAAAGGCAGTTTAAATCCTGAAATAGTTAGGATGTTTTACTTAATAATTGATGGGATTTCTAAAAAAATGTCATATAAAGATCCAGCAGATAAAGAGGATTGTATGGCATTTGCGATGGAGGATTTGTGTAAATATTGGGATAGATTTAAACCTGAAAAATCAGATAATGCCTTTTCGTATTTTACCCAGATAGCTAAAAATGGTTTTGCCAAAGGTTGGAAAAAAATACATCCACCAAAAAGTCCTAAAACAATACCATTTAGCTATATTACAGGTGATGATAATACATACAATGTATAATCGGAATAAATAGATTATAAAATCTAGATCATGGTTGACATAAAAAAAGTAAAACCCAATGGGGAGTATAAATCGGGAAAATACGTACCGAGGAATCCCGATAAATACATAGGGGATATCCATAATATCATATTTAGGTCGTCGTGGGAGCAAAGATTTTGTATTTACTGTGATACCAATGAATCCATACTAAAGTGGAGCTCCGAGCCCCTAAAGATCCCCTACTACAATCCTTTAGATAAAAAAGAACATCAATATAATGTTGATTTTTATATGAAGACTTTAAACAATGATGGGAGTGAGCAGGAATGGATAATAGAAATAAAACCGGAGAAGCAAACCCAAAAACCAGTTTATGAAGGGAATATGACAACCCCAAAATTAAAAGCATATAATAGGAATATGCAAATCTGGATAACCAACCAATCGAAATTCAAAGCAGCTAAACTATGGGCAGAACAAAGAGGATTCAGGTTCGGAGTCATAAATGAGAATTTTTTATTCAAAGGTAAATGAAAAGTTTTGGCGAATTGATAAAAGAATATTCTACTGAATATAAAACCCAGCAGGATAGAATAAAAGAAGCTAATGATTTTTTTTCTAAAAATTACTTAGAAAATAGTAAATATTCTTCTTTTGCTTTACCTTTTGTTCCCGGAATGATCTATTCTTTTCAATACAAAACCCCTAGTAAAATTACAGAAAAAAGAAAATTTATAAATAGAAATCCTATTTTTCTTTTTCTTAATTATTCAAAAACCTTATCAAATGAGAATATCCTTTACGGGATAGATCTTTCTACTATACCCTATGAAATAAGAGAAGTCGTATTAAGTCGGATCTGGGATCAATTCGAAGACCAGATATCCAAAAATACTGACCCTAAAAAAACAAAAGCGCCTTTACCTCTTTCCCCTACTAATTTAGATTCTATCCTTAATAAAACGGGATATAAAGAATCTATTTTTGGGTTTAAATATGATTATTTTTCCAATATAAAAGAGATAAAATCTGAAGATTGGGTAAGAATTCCTTACTTAGAATTGAATACGTTCGAGGGCCTAAGTTCATTTGGGATATATAAAGAATATAAATTGAAATTAAAATAGAAAAAAGAGGTATAATCTCTAATAGTAATTATGGCAGGATTCGTAGAAAATAATAAACCTTCATCACCCGGAGCAGTAGATCGGATAAGACAATCCGTAAAAAATCTCAGTACTTTTGGTATGAAATACGATGACATGGTCGTAAGAAACTCCCAAGCGGTAGGGGTAACCGAGGCTAGTTTTTTAAACAAGGATGGGCATGCAGGAAAAGAAGATGAAAATCTATCTTGGGCTTTAGCTAAACAGGACATAAATACAAAACAATACATCACATATTTTGATAAGGATTATAAAGGAAAGAGAGATTATTTAAGAAAGTTTTCTTTAAATCCTGAAATAGAATGGGTATTAGATACAATATGCGATGAATCTATTTCGTACGATCCAGCAAATTATTTTGCTTATCCTGCTTTTTTAGATCTTACCGACATAAATGAAAAATTCAAGGATGATCTCTATGATGCATATAAAAAGATATATGACATATGGGGATTTTCGGATGATATAACAGGATGGCAATATTTTAGACAATTTTTGGTTGATGGATTTTTATCATTTGAGATCATATTTGATGATGATGGTAAAAACATAATAGGATTTAAAGAACTGGATCCTGTTACTTTAGTTCCCAGTGTAGAAAAACAGCCGGATGGAACTTTTCTTAGTACATGGACCCAATATCCTCAGGACCCTAAAAAAAGAAGAATACTTTATGAACCCCAAATAATATACATTTCCTACGCTAAAGGAAATTCAATATCTAGAATAAGCTACATAGAGAGATTAATAAGACCTTTTAATATTCTAAGAACAATAGAATACACTAGAGTAATATGGTCGGTGATGAATTCTCAGTTCAGAATGAAAATGACTGTTCCTGTAGGTACTAAATCTATGCAAAAAGGGATGCAGACTCTAGGGGAATTAATGAGTATTTATAAAGAGGATTTTGATTTAAATGATCAAACAGGGGAATTGATGATAGACGGAAAGCCTAAAATTCAATTTTATAAAAATTATTTAATGCCATCAGGTCAGGGGGGAACTCCTACTATAGAACCTATAAATAGTGAAGGACCTAATTTAAACGATTCAACTCCATTGAATTATTTCTTTGATAGGTATATACAGGAAAGTAAAATACCACCTTCTAGATTTTCTACCCCCGAGGGTGGTAGCTCGGCCACGTACTCGAATGTCGGGGAAGGGTTTGATAAAGACGAGATAAGATTTTTTAAATTCATAGAGAGATTAAGAACAGTATTCCAAGATATTTTAATTAAACCCCTTTGGGTTCAGATAGTAAAGAAACACAAAGAATTAGAAAAAGACTTTATTTTTAAATCACAGCTAGGATTAAATTTTTTCTCTGATAATCCTTTTAAAGTAAACCAGGAGATAGATGTTATAAACAAAAGAAAAGAATCCGTTACCGCTATGGTTGGGTTAATGGGTGATGACGAAAAGCCTTATTTTTCTGTTCCTTTCCTTGTTGAAAATTTCCTGGGTATCGATAAGAAAGATCTTAAGGCAAACGAGGAAATAAAAGAGAGAAAGAAAAAAGAAAAAGAAAAAGAAGCTAAAAAAGAAGGTGGAAAAGAAGGAGAAGCAGGAGCTGCCGAAGGAGAAGAAACCCCAGCAGTAACAATATAATAAAAAGAAATGGCAGGATTTTTAGATTACCAGCAACCCAATAGATCAGCTTTTGGGAATATAATGAGGAATCTCGGAAAAATATCTAGTTTCGGTATGAAATATGATGATATGGTTGTACGAAATTCTCAAGCTATAGGTAAGACAGAAAGTTCTTTCTTTAATTCAGAAGGTACTGGGTTTACCCAAGACGATGCTTTTAAATGGCTACTTTCACATCAAGATGTTAAGATAAGAAAATACATTGCTTATTTTGATAGAGATTATTTGGAGAAAAGAAAATTCTTAAGAAAGTTTTCACTTAATGGCGAAATAGAATTTATACTAGATACTGTTTGTGACGAATCTATAAGTTATGACGATAGAAATTTCTTTGCTACCGCATCTACTTTAAATATAGATCTTAAAGATAAGATACTAGATAAAATAACTGACCATTATAATAGACTTTATAATGTATTTGGATTCCAAAATTCTAATCTGGGGTGGCAATATTTTAGACAACTCCTAATTGATGGATTTTTAGCATTTGAAATAATCTATGATAATAAGGGGAAAGAAATAATAGGATTTAAAGAACTAGATCCCACATCTCTTCAACCGGTAGTTGAAAAAATAAGCGAGGAAGAATATCAACAATTCTGGATACAATACCCAACTAATCCTCAGATGTCTAGAAGACTTACTAATGAACAGATCATATACATTTCTTATGCTAAAGGAAATTCGGTTTCCCGAGTTAGCTATGCTGAAAGACTAATAAGATCTTATAACATTCTAAAAATAATGGAGAACACCAGAATTATATGGAATGTTATGAATGCTTCTTATAGACTTAAATTTGTAATTCCAACAGGAACCCAATCCCAACAGAAAGCATTACAAACTCTAGGACAGATAATGTCTAACTATAAAGAAGATATTTCAATAAATGATAATTCTGGTGAATTAACAATAAACGGAAAGCCTAAAGTTCAATTTTATAAGAATTATCTATTTCCTGAAAAAGACGGACAGACCCCTGATATATCATCTTTAAACCCAAGTGGACCGGATTTTAATATAATGGACAATGTTCTTTATTTCTTTAATAAGTTAAAGATGGATTCTAAGATACCTTATGCAAGATTTTCTTCTAGATCCTCTGCTCCTATAAACTATCAAACGGGGGTAGATCAAATGCAAAGAGATGAAATTAGATTCGAAAAGTTTTTAAGAAGACTTAGATCTATATTCCAAGAGATATTGGTAAAACCTCTTTATATCCAAATGTGTCTAGACCATCCTGAATTAGCAAAAGATAGAAATTTTAAAAGTAAATTAGGACTAAATTACTACAGGGAAAGCGAATTAGAGGAAATGATCCAAATGGGAGGATTCACTAAAAGGATAGAATTTGTGAATGGCCTGGGAGAAATAAAAATGAAGATAGGGGAAACCGAAACCCCTTATTTTGACAAAGAATTCCTTATAAATAGATACTTAGGTATAACCCCAGATCAAGCCAAAACTAACGAGGAGTATAAAAAAAGAGAAGAAAAAGAAGCAGGAAAAGCAGCTAAAGAAGGTGGGGCAGCAGAAGGTGGAGCAGCAGCTCCTGAAGGAGAAGAAACTCCATCAGTTACTATATAAAGATTTATTATCTCTTGTATTAATAGAAATAGGGAACTTTCCCTATTTTTTTTGTATTATATAAAAATAATATATGATACAAGAACTATTAACTGAAAAATTAAGACCTAAAGAATTAAAGCACATGATTCTTCCGCAAAGAATCAGTAATATTTTTCTGAATGGTTTAGGACATAATGTATTACTTTCGGGATCTCCTGGATGCGGAAAGACTACATTAGCTAAAATATTAGCATTACCATTTCCCCATTTATTTATTAATGTTTCTGATGAGAGTTCGGTAGATACAATTAGAAATAAGATAAATGAATTTTGTTCTAGCATGTCTGTATTAGATGGGAAATCATCTAAGAAGATAGTGGTATTGGATGAGTTTGATGGAGCTTCTGATCAATTCTATAAAGCTCTTAGAGGAACAATAGAAAAATTTGCTAGTAATACTAGATTTGTAGCCACTTGCAATTATATGAATAAGATTCCCGAAGCTATTCAAAGTAGATTTGAGGTTATAGATTTTAATCCAATAGACAGCTCAGAAGAAACAGCTTTAAAAGATGAATGGAAGAGCAGGATTAAAATAATCTTATCTAAGATAGGAATTTCTATAGATGATGATTCGTTAGAGACTTTCCAAAAAAATTACTATCCCGATTTTAGATCCGCACTGAATAGAATACAGACGTGGATGATAGAAGGGGTAAAAGAAGTAGATTCACAAAAGATAAAAGAATTTGGATGGTCATACGAGGACCTATATAAAATGATAGTTGAATCTAAAGACCCGGTAAAAAATTACCAAATATTAGTAGGAGAATATTCAGGTAAAGTTGATGATATAATGTCTGCTTTAGGTAATGAATTTATAGATTGGATAATTGGAAATAGACCGGAATTATCTAGAATAATTCCAGCAGTTATAATTTTAGTTGCAAGTCACCAAGCACAAAGAGTTCAAGTTATAGATCCTATGATTTCTCTTCTTTCTTTATTCTGTAGCATACAAAAATTAATAGAATAATGAAAAGAATAATCATATCGGGAAAAGGGGGATCGGGAAAAGATTACCTTAGAAAAATTATGGAGGATTTTGGGTTTACTTATTGTAAATCATATACTACTAGACCTATAAGAGAAAATGAAGAAAATGGTAAAGATTATTTTTTCATAGAGGAAAAAGATATACCCGCAAAAAAAGATCTTTACGAGAGCGTTTATTTTAATGGATGGTTTTACGGAACTCCTAAAACAGAATTTAAAAAATCAAATCTCTTTATAATGACTCCTAAAGGAATTTCTTCACTTAAAAAAGAGGATAGAAAAAAATCTATTATACTTTATATAGAAGCTAACGAAGAAGTTAGAAGGACCAGACTTCTAGAGAGAAAGGATGCGGATGATGTAGAAAGAAGAATAGAAGCAGACGAAGAAGATTTTAAAGATTTTGATGATTTTGATATTACCATAAATAATTCGATAATGGATAATTTCTCGGGTTTTTTCGAAAATTTAATAAAAAATTATCAACAGTAAAAAAAAGAAATGCTAGTTTGAGTATTCCCATTTAAATCCTCCTATTCTCTTAACGGATCCCTGACAGCATCTGCAGATATTGGAAGGGGTAAAACCCAATTCCCTTTTGATGTCTGACATGCTGTCCCATATTTTTATTATTTCTCCTTCTAAATTTTTTTGGGCTATTTTTTTAGCCCTTGGATTATTACCGCCCTTCTTTTTTTTCATGTGATGTTCTTCCCCTTTCTTTGCAGAAAAAGACATTTTCTTTTTTGTTTCTTCTGAATGCTTTGGCATCTCAAATGGTTTACTTAGATGTCCCTGCAACAAAAGAGAAGGGTCTTTATATTTCCAAATAAATCCCCCGGCACTTTTATATTTACCTCTAAGGTTAGATGAAATATTTTGTTTAATCGTTCCTGTTTTTTGTGATGCCTCTTTTACCGAGGAATATTCACCCAGAAATTCTCCATCTAATGTAAATTGAAGTACTGGTTTAGATAGAACTTTTTTCCATTCTTCGGAGTGTTTAAATTTTTTCTTTCTTTCGGTATCTTTTTCCGTATCCTTTCTCCCCTTTGTTCCAATCCCTCCGTCTGATATGTTGACCAGTGGTCCATTTTTCAAAATAATTCTTCCTATCTCTTCTACTAATGAAATTTCTAGATCAAATGCTTCATTTTCATTTAGTCCGGATTTTATCTTTACTATAAGGGGTTCATGGCCTCTCGAATATATTTTTTCTATCTTACCTTTTTTAATCTTATTTCCTGAGTCTTTTAATCCTCTTAGGCATCTTTTACCTTTGCCTTTACCTATGTAAAAAGGCTCGTATCCAAATGAGAATCCCCCATATTCAAATAATCCTACTTTCTCCGGATCTAAATAAGCGTAGACGTAATATTCTCCCATTCCTGTATATTTTTATGAAACTAATTTATTTTATATATCTATAGTGAAAAATGAAATTACCAAAAAAGTTAAAAAATCAATAAAAATATATGATAAACGTGCTGATTGATGGAAATTATATTTTCCATAAAACCTTTGGAGTATTTGCAGGATACACTAGTATAGATCCAGGAAAAACTCTATCGGATAAAAAAGATAGATCTTTATTCATAAGAAAAATAGCTACCGACCTTTGTTCTTCACTAAGAGATCTTCCTACTGGGGGTAGACTTATTTTTACCGCAGACAGCAGAAGTTGGAGAAAGAAAATCGAAATAGAGGGCGGGGGATATAAATCAGATAGAGTAAAAGATGAAAAAGTAGATTGGACTATATTCTTCGATCTCCTTCAGGAGTTTGGAAATCATTTAGAGAAAATGGGATTTATTTATTCTAAAGTAGAAGGAGCAGAAGGAGACGACCTTTTATTATACTGGTGTGATTATTTTAATTCGATAGGAGAAAATTGTTTTATAATCTCCGGAGATAAAGATTTATATCAGCTAGTAAAAATTAAAAATAATGCTTGGACATGTACTTGGAACACTAATTCCAAAAGAAACATACTAAGTATACCTAAAGGATGGAAAGAATCATGGCTTGAAAACAAATCAGAGGCTTCTATATTTAATACTACTGATTTTATAGATTCAGATAAAGAAAAAATGTCTAATCTATTAAATAAAATAGAATTAATAGAAATCGAAGATAAAAAATTTATATTCAATAAAGTTTTAGTTGGGGATAAAGGAGATTGTGTACCTAGTGTTTGGAATATTAAAAAAGGGGAAAGAACCCAAACTTTCAGCCAAAAGAAAGCAGATATTATTATGGAATCTTTCGTAGAATCTGAATGGTATTCTAAAGAAATTATTGATATAATAGAAGATCCAGAATTTTTAAATTGGATATCTGGATTTATTCTTAGAGCTTCTAAAGATGTTGACTCTTCTGAAAATAGAGAAAAAGTTATAAAAAACCTAATAAGAAATTTTAATCTAATGTGGTTAAATTCTGAAATGATTCCTGAGTATGTTACTGAAGAAATGGAAAAAGAAATAATAAGAGGAACCGAAATACCTAAAAGAAATATAACAATAGACAGAATAAAAATATTAGAAGGAACCGAATGGATATCAGTAGACCAAACACCTAAACAATTTGATCCGTTTTCTTTATTTAATTCCTAATTAATATGCAGCTATTTGATATAATTAAAAAAATGTTTTCCGATAAAAAATGGGATGATGTCAGTAAAAATGACAAAGCAAGAAATTTCTTTATGGTTAATAGAATAATGGCTATAAATTTTCCAGTACAGGCAAATCAATTTAACCATTTAAAAATTAATCCTTCTTCTGTAATAGATTGGTGGCACGGAACCCTTACAAATCTATATACTAAACCTCCTTATTGGATATATACAAAGACTAAGAAGAAAGAAGCTTTAAAGACAGAATCTAAAAAAGATTATTCGGAAGTTGAATATCTTTTGAGAGAGAAATATCAAATGTCTAAAAGGGATCTTTCCGATTTAAAAACCTTCTACCCTAAGAAGTATGAAGAATGGGTAAAAAATGTTAGTGAACAGGTAGGGATTAAAAATTAATCTATGAATAAGGACAATTCAAAATTAATAGAAAAAACTATATCTAGCTTAGATTGGGATTCTATATGTAGTGCAGGAAAAATATTTAAATTCGGGGTAGGCGAGGGAGTTACTGCTATTCCAGGAATGAAGAAGAAAAATAATGCGGAAGAAATATCTAAAAATGACTATAAAGCAGAATTAAAGACCCTTCTCAAATATGTCGTAGAAAATGATGTAAGCGAATTAGTTTATGGACCATGGGTTATATTCTGGTTTAATAGCGAATGGGATTTAGATATTGGTGAAGATGAAGAAGACGACGAATCCGAGGATATGGAAATTCAAATAGGATCATCGATTGAAGTTATTTATTCCCCCCAGAGAATTTGTTTATCTAATGTTGTAGGAAAATCCGATTATATGATAGAAGAATCCGATTTCGATAGACTAGATAATATGCTAAAGAAAGCTATAGATTCTGAAAATTATGAGCTAGCATCAAAGATAAGAGATGTAATTAAAGTACATAACACCGAATTTAAAGAGAAGAAAGATATATAGCTTAATGAAACATATTAAATCTATATACGAAGATTTTGGAGGAGGAGATAATGCTTACGGAGACACATATGGATTCGGTGGAGCTAATGGTATCCTTAAAATAAATTACAAACCTTTTGACGATTTATCGGTCTCTGTTGGAAGGGATCCTAATATTCCTAATAATGTAAAGGGAGCTAAATTTCAGATAGGAGATGCAGTAATAGGAAAATCCCTGGATAACGAAGATGATAAAAAATATAACGGAGTAATAGTTAGATCTTTTAGAACCCCTGATAATAGGGAGTATAGATATTTTATACAGGTTTACAATAAGGGTAAAAAGACTGAAAGAGTTATAGAAATAAAATCGGATAGTATTAAATTTGCACCAGGAGGAAATCACGGACATATTGAAATGGATTCTAGAGATGGAGCAAATCAATCTGTTCCTAAAAAATACAATTCAGATACAGTCTATACATCTAATCAATTAGGTCTCGAAACAGTAGGGGGATAGCAGAAACTATTTCTTTATTTTCTTCTAGAAAGAAGAAAGACTAAATGAATAATATTGGATTTTCGGAAATAACTTATCTTGGATTTCCCCTTTCTTTTAATAATTCTAAATATTATATAAGCTCCAAAAAAGATTTCTTAGAACTTATATATAGATCCTTATTAGAGAATACAAAAAAAGGGATAAGAAATCTTTGTATAGATTCCTCAGAAATAGAATTTTCTCAAGAATTCTTTAGTGATACTATAGATGAAGAATCACAAGAGATAGGAGATCTTTTAAATGGAATAAATAAAATTATAATTATCCATTCTTCTAAATTGTTTTTCTATTGCTCAAAGGAATATTTTTTAGCTTCCCGGATGGAGGATATTAAAACCAAAACTATTTCTCTTCTAAATTCCATTTCTTCTATATTCGATTCGATAGGAATAGATTATCCTTCTATAATAGTTAGGATTGGATCTGCTTATGGAAATAGAAAAGAAACTATGAAATCTTTCTGTTCTAGAATTTCTGAATTAAATAACGAAACCGTATCCAAATTAACAGTAACAAATGATGATAAACCTAGTTTATTTTCAGTTACTGATCTTCTTTCCGGAATTTATTACGAAACCCAAATCCCCATAACATTTAGATTTATAGGGCATATATTTAATAATGGGGGATTGACTGCTAGAGAATCTATATTTTTATCTAATTCTACTTGGAAAGGAAAAACCCCGATATTTATACATACCGAATCTAGAGAAAGAGACGAAGATGGAAATTTCGTATCTCCTTTACCTTCCGATTATCTAACAAATAGAATACCAACTTTTGGTCTTGACCTTAATATAGTTTTAGAAGTTAAAAATAAAGAGGAGTCATGTATAAAATATTCTAGAGAATACCTATCACTAGGACCTATAATTTTCACCAAGAAAAATAAAAAGAAAAAATGATAAGAAAATCTGAACTTAATAAATTGCTATATTTCGATTTAGAAACAGTTTCCCAGTTCTCTTCTTTGGACGAATTGAAAGAATATAATCCTAGACTATATGACTGTTGGAAAAAGAGAGAGGATTATTATAGAAAATCTTATTCCGATTTAAAAGATTTTACATCTAATGAAATATACATGGATAAATCCCCATTAGAAGCTGAATTTGGTAGAATTCTATGTGCTTCTTTTGGTGTTCTAGAAGACAATGGGGAAAAAAGATTTATGAGTTTTTGTTCCCATGATGAACTCGAAATACTAGAAAGCTGTAAAAAAATCCTAATAAATACTGAACACAAAGGATTTAGAATGTGTGGACACAATGTAAAATCATTTGATGTTCCTTATTTAGGAAAAAGAATGATTTACAATAAAATTACTCCTCCGTCAAGTCTTTTGGTGTCTAACAAAAAGCCATGGGAAATAAATATTTTAGACACAACTGAATTATTTTCTTTTGGTAACTATATGCAGGGAAGGTACCTAGGGCTAGAACTTTTAACATGTAGTCTTGGTGTAGAATCTCCTAAAACAGAAATGGAAGGGGCTAAAGTAAATTACACATATTGGACAGAAAAAGATTTGGATAAAATAAAAAGATATTGCGAATTAGACGTCGATTCAGTGATAGAAGTTTTGGCGTCGGTATCCGTAGAATAAACCTCTAATTTTATATTGATATATACAATATAAAAAATCCAAGAGGTGAAAAATATTATAAAAATTGATAATTATATAACTGAAGGCAGAGTAAGTTCTTTCTATAGCGATGAACTAAATCCAGATGTATGGTCTAGAGAAGTAATAAAAGGAAAATCCCAATGGACTCTCGATGAACCAATAAGAAAAAAATTATTAGATATAGGAGAAGATTTCTTTAGTAAATTTGAAGAGATATTCGGTGAAAGAGAATATAAAGATATAATTCTTACTGGATCCCTAGCTAATTACAATTACACCGAATTTTCAGATTTCGATGTCCATGTTATTATGGATCTGAAAGGAATAGATGACGAACATCCCAAAATCCTAAATGAAGCTGTACAGGGTATAAGATTTAGATGGAATCTTAGACATGATATAAAAATAAAAGGGTATGATGTCGAATTATTTTTACAAAGCTTAGATGATCCAGATGCTTCCACAGCAACTTATTCTTTAACAAACAATAATTGGATAAAACATCCAAAATACGAAGTCCCCTATGTAGATGAGATTGAGCTAGAAAGAAAATACCTTGGGTATGTTTACGAAATAGACGAACTAGAAACTAGACTTTTATTCGGAAGTAAAATTCCTTCTAGTGCAAAAGAACTCTATAAAAGAGCAAAAACTATAAAGGAGAAAATACAAAAAATGAGAAGCGAATCCCTTAGGGAAGAAGGAGAATTTTCAATAGGAAATTTAACCTTTAAAAAGCTAAGGAATACGGGATATATAGAAAAAATTATAAACACCATAACAAAGTCTTACGACAAAATATTTAATGATTAATATGGAAAAAAAATCAGTTAAAGAATCTCTTTTATCTTACATGTATAATGGGATAGGTATATCTAAACTATACGAGGAAGACGAACCTAAAGGACCGGCAGAAGAACCAAAAAACGATCCTGATAAGAATGCAGAAAATCCGGATCTTACCGACATAATGGGATCCCACAATTCTATTTTGTTCCTAACCGCTCCAGACAAATCAGGTATAATAAGAAGAGGAGGAAATTTAGGATTTATAGAGCTTACCCCTGATATAGTAAAAAAATCTGGACAAGAAATAGATCTTGAAGATTTTCAATGGTATTGTCCTGCAAATGAATTTGAAGCATATCTAAAAAGTACAGGTAGAAAATACAATAAAAATTCAGGAGATTGGACTAGTGAATCCGAAGAGACTGAAGAAAAGAAAGAAAGAAAAATATCTACATACTCAGATTTTTTAAACGAAAAAGAAAAATCAGAATCGTTAAATGAAATTGCAGGAATACCCTTATTAGGAAATGTTGGTACTAATGTAACAGGGAAAGGATTGGAATGGGAGGGTGATGATCCTAATTTCCAACAAGGAAAATTAACATCTGACCAAAGGAGATTAATTAGATTTTTATTCACCCGAAATCATCTTAGGAATTCGGGGAAAATGGAAAAAGTATTGGATTTAACCAAATTGAAAACCGGGGATAGAATAGAAATTTTTGTAACTGCATTTGATCCAGAAACAGGAAAATCCGACGATAAGGCAATGGTTGCAATTTTATTCGAGGTTGATGCAGTAATTCTTTCCCAGGGGGATATAGAGGTTCCTATGGTTGCAGGTAAAATAACCCAATTGTCACCCAATCTGGGATCAGACGGGGAGGGAGGATTCTCGGGGGTTTTAGAAGCAGTCGTAAAAAATGTAAATAGTATATGGGATAAGCTTAACGGAGCTTTAGAAACTACTACTGGAAAAATATTCGGTGGGTTAGCAGCTTTATCCGGGATTCAAAAAACCGGAATAATAGGTGCAGTTGTAGCAATGAGATATTTCCACACATTCAGATTGGGCCAAGCTGCTAATGCTTTACTAAGTGCAGGGAAAGCAACTGATTTATTATCTGCTAGAAGAGCAGCTAAGAATGCTAGTAAACTAGGAAGATTTAAAAACTTTGCAAAGAACTCGGCGATAGGTAAATTCGTTAGATATCCTTTAAGTATAGTAAAAAATTATAGAACTTATAGAAAGACCGCATTTATGAGCAAAGGTAAAAGTGCGTTTAAAGGATGGAAACTCGCAAGGTATATACTATTTGGAAGAAAGGCAAAAAATTTAGCAAGAACCGCAAGTGTTGTTGCTAAGGGATCTAGAATTCTAGGGGGTGTTGCAAAATGGTCAAATCCTATAGGATGGGCTCTTTTAGCAGTCGATGCAGTTGGATCTTTTATGAACTATACCAGTGACAATCAAGCACCTTCTTGGGCTCCTATCGTAGGGGGAAAAGGAGATTCTATGAAAGATTACGTAGCAACTATTTGTCCCAATGCAAAAAATTCGTTTAATCCTGCCGATATAAACGTAGGGGAAACTATAACTTTATGTTGGACACAGAATCCAGAGAAGGGATTTGCAATGGCTTTAAGTTTTGTAATGTCCAATTCTACTAGAACTACAATGAACATTACGAAGATTAGTGATTTCGATCAAGCTGGAAATCTTTCTATGTTTATCGTCAATAGTGTTAATTACAAAGGTATATGGGATGGAATTAAAGAATACGATCTTAGGTTTTTATTTATAAAAAATGCTACCTATGAAGAAGGATGGGCGGATGATAATATCGGGGTTTATTTTTTAGGTGCTAAGAGTAATCCAGACAGTAAAGACGGGGTACTTCCTATATCTTATTATGGACATTGCGATCCTGTAGTTTTTATAGCCGAATCCAAAGCCATGAAAGATCAATTGGTAGTTGTAGACGGATCTTCTCCTGATACATTTGATTTCCATTTCGAGGATTCAGAATCTAATGTCATAAATGTTACAGGAAGTAAAATCACAGATGAAGATTTACAAAATGCATCAGAAAAAGAAATAAATTCTTTCTTTAACGTAGATCCTATTTCTTCTTATATCGGAAATCCTGATGATGAAACGGAAGAAGAGAAAGAAGAAAGAAAATCATTAGAAAACTCTGCTAAATCTTCTTTGGAACCTTCCGATGGTACGGAAGAAGAAAAACCTCTGGATTCCCCAGAAAATATAGAGCTTGCAAGTAATGAAAATTATAAATGGTATTCTTCCATAGGTGAATCTAAGCCTATAACTTCATTTTCTGATTTTAAGCTAATAAAAGAATCTTTGCTACTAGAAAAAGATCCCCCTATAGAAGGGGGAATCCTTAAACCTGGGGTTGAAGAATTACCAACAGAGATAGGGGGAGAAGAAGAGAAACCCGGATTAGAAGATATAAAAGGAACCACAATAGGTTCTCAGGTTCTAACAGCAAAACAAATGAATGAGAATTTCGAAAGGGTTCTGGATACCATAGAAGGACCGATACCTTTTTCTATTTATTTTGTTGAGAATAGAGAATATGCAGATCCCGAATTGAGAGACGTATATCAGCCGGGAAGCTTTATGAATTTTAGCTTAGATTCATCTGCAATAAAAGCATCGGAAGGAGCAGATATAGAAGGAGATATTCAAGTAAATAACTTAGATCTTCTATTAGATGCTAAAAAAGGAGTTTATAATTTTTCTTCAAAAGACACAGAAACTAAGTTGAAAGATGAAGATCTTGAAGGTGATGATTCAAAATCTAGTCAATCTATATTAACTGCTAATATCAATTCAGCTAGAGACAAAGAAGAAGTAGCTCCTTTATCATCGGGTAGAGGGGAAAAAGAGGAAATAAAAACCACTATAGAAAGAATAAGCCCTGATCAATTAAGCCAACTAGATATATCTGATTGGGATGATGTAACTAGTATAAAGATAATAAGAGACGGTAGCGGAAATGCAGAAACGATAAAAATTAAAAACAGAAAAGCTAAATTTGGAGATAAATCTAGAAAAATCGAAAAAGGCGAACCTGGATGGGAAACTGCTTTAGCTTTAGCAAAAGCAAATAATGATAGAGAATCAGAGGAAGAACAATTAGAATTAGCCAAAAGATAATTTAAATTTTTTAAAAATCTAAAAAAAATAAATATTGTTTAGATATATAATTAAATTATGAATAAGATGAAAGGATTAAAGTCTTTAAATGAAGATTTCGTTTTCATACTGGAAAAACAATCTAGTATATTAGAATCTAAAAAAAATTCTAATGACGAGTATTTGTTAGAAGGTATAGCGGCAGTTTTCGGTAAAGAAAATAATAATCATAGGATATATGAAGAGAATGAATATCTTCCTCATTTAGATTATTTACAGGATAAGATAAGCCAACAAAGACTTTTAGGTGAATTAGATCACCCAGAAAAATTTGATATCTCTTTAAAAAATATTTCACATTTAGTTACTGATTTAAATTATAACAAAGGGGAAAGAACTCTAAAAATAAAAGTTAAATTATTAGATACCCCAGCTGGAAGAATAGCAAAAAGTTTAGTTGATGCTGGCATTCCACTTTCAATTTCTTCAAGAGCTGCTGGTTCAGTAGGATCAGATAAAAAAGTTCAAATCAAAAAAATATTTACTTACGACTTAGTTGCAGATCCAGGATTTAAGAATGCGCAACTTGAAAGAGTTTACGAAAGCTGTGGTTATAGCCATTCAGAATACTCAAAAATTAAAAATAATAGTATAGTAAATCATCTAGAATGTCTAAATGAAAGCCTAGGTTTAAAAAATCAGGATTCAATGATGATATATAGAGTTGATAATGATGAAGAATTTGAAAAATTATTAAACAAGAAAGAAAAAACAACCAGCCTTATGGAAAGAAATAATGAATTTGTTACATCAGAAGAACTTGACCAATATTCTGTCTTTTTAAAGAAAGAAATGGATTCAATGAAATCTGAAATGTCTAGATTAAGAAGCAATCCAGTTTCTGAATCTAATAACAGTGATAGCGATCTTAGAATATCTAAGCTTGAAAAATACGCAGAGTATCTTGCAGAGTCTTTAGAAGGTACTATTAAATATAACGAGTATCTTGCAGAGAATTTAGATAAATCTATTTCTTATTCAAAGTATCTTGCAGAAAACGTAGATAAGAATATTTCTTATTCCAAGTATCTTGCAGAGAACATGGATCAGAATATTTCTTATACTGGATACCTTGCAGAGAACTTAGATAAATCTATTACTTATGCTAATTATTTAGCGGAAAATGTAGATAAGAATATTTCTTATACGGAATACGTAGCAGAAAGTGTTGATAAGAATATCGAATACTCTAAGTATTTAGCAGAAAAATTAGATCAGAATGTTTCTTATTCTGAATATCTAGCAGAAAACGTAGATACTAATATTTCTTATACTGAATACATAGCAGAAAATTTAGATAATACTATTAAATATACTGAATACTTAGCAGAAAATGTTGACGATAACATTTCTTACTCTGAGCATATTGCAGAAAATTTAAATAATAATATAGCTTACTCTGAGCACATCGCAGAAAACGTTAACAATAACGTAGAGTATTCTGAATATCTAGGGGAAAACCTAAATAACGGAATCGAATACACAGAGTACTTAGCAGAAAAACTTGGTAAATCTATTGAATACTCCGAATACATAGCAGAATCTATGGAAGGAAAAGATAGATTTGCAGGACAAAAGATAAATGAAAATGTAGATCTTACAGCAGCTTCAGGATTAAAATCCTCAGGATATGCTGGTACCTACACAGATTTATCTTCAAAAATCGATAGCTTACTAGAATCAGTTCAAACTCAAAAAACTGAAGCTACTTCAAATAAAATTGGAGGATATTTCGCCGACACACTAAAGGCACCAAAAAATCCGTTATTCGAATCTAATCAAGAGGATGAGAATTCTAATGCAGCAGGCATCAAATTTATAGATGAGATGCCAGATGAATATAAAGCGGTTTGGGAATCTTTAAATGAAGGACATCAGCAATCAATTATTGCACAAAGTCACTTCTATAAATTAAATACCCCTTACCAAATTAGAAACTTCTGGACAACTAGAAATTTAGGAGCATCTCCTGTAGGACTTCAAAAACTAGAAGAGAACGAAACGATTAACGAAAATCAAAAACCTTCTTTTGGATATTCAAACGATTATATGAATTATATCGCTGAATCCTTAGGGAAAAAATTTAACAGATAAATTAATCTAAAAACAAAAAAAATAAAAAAATGAAACTAATTAACGAACAAGAAATCTATGATACCTGGACTCCGATTATCGAGAGCAAAGCGGGTATCACTGACGAAGGCAAAAAAGGCTGGTTGTCAAAATATTGTCACTACCACTCATTGAATGAGTCGGCAGGTGCTTATAACTCATTAGGAGTTGTTAACGGTATG